AGGTGAAGTATCGGCTACAGGCAATGTTGCCGGCAATTATCTAATAGGCAATGGTGCTCTTATCACTGGATTACCCGCCGGCTACAGCAATTCTGATGTAGCTGCATACTTGCCCACATATTCTGGTAACTTGCCAAGTTTGACTGGATTGGTTTCTACCACAGGCAACATCAGTGGCAATTATGTTTTAGGCAATGGTGCTTTGTTAACTGGTGTGATCACATCAGTGGCCAACATCAACAACGGCACATCAAACATCACAGTTGTAAGTTCAGGTGGCAATATTACTGTGGGTGTGGGTGGTACAGGTAATGTGGCAGTTTTTGCAACCACAGGTGAGTATGTCACAGGTGTAGTAAGTGCTAGTGGTAACATCACTGGTAGCAATTTGGTCACTAGCGGCCTGGCAACTATAACTGGAAATGTTGATGCAGGCAACGTAAGAACTGCTGGAGTGGTATCTGCCACAGGCAACATCACAAGTGGCAATGTTCTAACTGGTGGAGTAATATCTGCAACTGGTAATGCAACAACAGGTAATCTAATCACCGGTGGATTGATTACTGCAACTGGTAACGTGACTGGTGGTAATTTACTAACTGGTGGAGTAATATCTGCAACTGGTAATGTTGTTGGCAATTACTTCATTGGTAATGGTAGTCAACTAACTGGTGTTGCGGCATCTAGTGTAAACGCCGACGCATTGATTGGCAATACATTAAGTTCAAACGTTTTATATTCTAGTTTGACCACAGTTGGCAATCTAGCCAACTTGAGTGTTGTAGGTAACACAACTAGTGGCAATTTATTAACTGGTGGATTGATCTCTGCAACTGGCAACATAAATGTAGGCAACATAAACACTGTTGGCCTTGCATCAGTTACCGGCAACATTACAGGTGGTAACTTATTAACTGGTGGATTGGTTTCGGCAACTGCTAATGTAGCAGGTGGAAATATTACCACAGCAGGATTGATCACAGCAACTGGCAATGTAACTGGTGGCAATGTACTTACCACAGGATTAATCACAGCCAGCGGCAATATTTCTGGCAACAATATTTTTGCTACCACACTGGTCAGTGTGACTGGCAACGTGATTGCTGCCAATGTTAACACCAGTGCAATTAGACCAGTTAGCGGTGAGTTAACAATTACTACTGCCTTGGGCAATTTGAATCTGCAACCCACAGGCAACATTGTTCTGGCCAACACTATTATTAATAGTTTGGCATATCCATTACAAGACACTGACGCTGCTACTAAACTGTATGTTGACAACATGGTGTCAACGGCGCTGACATTCCACCAAGCAGTAGCAGCAGCCACAACAACCACGCTGGCCACTACTACCAGTGGCTCAATCACCTACACTCAACCTAATGGCGTGGCAAATGGTGTTGGTGCTACATTGGCTACAACTGGTTCGTTTAACTTGATTGACACTGCTAATGTTCAAACTATTGGCACAAGAATTTTAGTTAAAAATGAAGCTAATGCGGTATACAATGGTGTGTATACCTGGGCCAATGCTACCAATATTGTGCGTTCGACTGATACTGATCAATACGGGCCAAATAGTGCTGAAGAAATCAGTATCAATGATTATTTCTTTGTTCAAAATGGTACAGTCAATGGCGGTTCGGCTTATGTAATAGATGCTCCTTCGGGGACTATTACATTTGGTACTAGCAATATTACCTTTGCACAATTCAGTCAAGCATCAATCTATACCGCCAACACTTCCGCTGGTTTGAGTTTAATAGGAAGTCAGTTTAACGCCAAAGTTGACAATGATACCACAGCATTTGATGCTGGCGGAAATATCATTGTCAAAGCTGGTGCAAATTTAACCACACCTAACATTGGCGCCGCAACTGGTACCAGTTTGAGTTTGGTTGGTAATGCAATCAGTGGTAATGTGCTAACTGGTGGATTGATATCTGCAACTGGCAATATCACTGGTGGGAACATTACAACTACTGGATCAATTACAACAACTGGAAATATTTCTGGTAATTATTTCCTTGGCAATGGTAGCCAACTTACTGGAGTTATTGCAGCAGGCGGCCAAGGCAATACTATCACACTGGGTACGCCAACTGATGGTAATTTGGTTGCTAATGGTGCTTATCAAGGTTGGACTACTGCTACATTTGTAACAGATGGCCTTGATGACCTAAACCAAGTGGCATTTAACATTGCCAACAGCACTTATGTTGGCAACACATACATTACAGCCAATGTGTATTCTGGGCCAAGTCCATTATCTGTATCATTTACTGGACGGTACATTGGAAACCCCAACAGTTATTTGTGGCAATTTGGTGACGGCACAGCCAACGCAACCACTGCAAATGCCATCCACACATTCTCCAATGCACTAGGCGGAACATTTACTGTGTCATTCACAGCTTTCAACACCAATGGTACATTTAACGGCAATGCTGCTAATGGAGCCAAAGGCTCAACCAGCACTGCAAGTATTTCCAACATTGTGTTGTACACACCCAGTCCAATACCATCATTCACACTCAGCAGCAACAGCTTCAACTCTGGTAACAGTGTTACTGTAACCAATACCAGTCAGTATGTGACTTGGTATGATTTGAGTTTTGGTGATGGCACAGCCAACTTTACTGCTGGTCCGGGTTTGGGCAACACTTCATTTACCACAGTGAATCACACATACAACTCTGTGGCAGCCAATACTGACAGTTTGTACAGTGTGATCTTAAGTGGCACCAGCAACACAGCCGGACCAAGTAATGTTGTAGTAGTATCATCAGCCAGCAATGTTAAATCTTTCTCATCACAAGCCAGCAATGTATCTGTAACTGCCAATGTGACCACAGTGATTAACGGCCTTGGAGTAGTAAGTTTTAGAAATGACTCAAACGGTGCTCCGGGCAACACAGCAAGTTTTGGCAGTCAGCAGTTGTACAACTACAACTATGGTGATGGTAACGTGTCTAACGTTAACATTGGAACAGGCATTGCTGGAAATCCATCTGCAGCCAACGTGACAAATACATTTGTATTGTCGGGTGCAAATCAAGCAGGCAATGCATACCAACAGTTTACTGCCAACTTGTTCTTGTACACCGGCTTCAGCTCAAGCCCGGCCAAGTCAAGCAATATTACTATCACAGTAAATCCACAAGTTCGTGCCAACTTTATTGGTGCCACTGCAAACACCACTACTGATGCCACTGCCAACACTGGCAATGCCAGAGTGGGTTACATCTACACTGACTACACCGGCAATGACCGTGCTACATTTACTTTCCAAAATACTAGTCAAAACAGCAACTTGGCCAACTGGTCGTGGGGTGACAGCACATTCAGCAATGGCGTGAGCAACGTAGGCAATACCCTGCACACTTATACTTCAACTGGTGCTAAGACTGTGGCGCTTACTGCCAATGGCACACCAAATGGTATTTCAAGCACTGCTCAAAGCAATACATCAAGCATCACAGGTTATATCTTTATTGCAACCAATCCAACTGCGCCAACCAATCTAAGCGGATTCTCCAACTTGGCTATTGCCAACACCAGCGAAGGTACTAGCCCATTGTTGGCAGCAGGTGCAAGAGATGCCACAGGCGGCAATATTGTCGCCAACGGCGCAAGTGTAACACGTTTTGCTGCCACAACCACAATTGCCACAGCAGCCAACATTGTGAATGCCAACACAGCCACAACTGGTACACTGAGTGCGTATGTTAACAATGGTATTTCTGGCAATGTGACATTTACCACCGACGGTAATACAGTAGGATCCAATGCTGCACTGGTTATAAGTGCTGACAGAGACTTGCACGTGGCTAATGCTGCTGTGCCCAGCTACTTCTACAAAGTGTTTAGCGCCAACATCAGTTGTGCTCTCAGCAGTCTTGGCACAGGTTACAACAACTACAAGATGGTACACACAGTTTCTGGTAACACCAACTACGTGGGATTTGTCAAAGACAATTTAAACACAGCACCAAGCCTGGTTACCAGCAACATAGCCATAGTAGAAGGCACCGCAGGAACTTACAGATACATTTCTGGCATTCCTTATTACAATACTGGTTCACCCACTGTGACCATTGCTAATTTGGCGGTGGCAAACTTGTCTGGGCAGACTTTTAGAAGTACTGATCCGTTTGTGTTGGCCAGCGGAACAGTTTCTGAAGGCACAGGCGCTTTGGTATCTGCAACACAAACCAAATCACTCAGTACCATTAACAATTCTGGCAACAGTTTCTTGACCAGTGCAAATTTAAATGCCAACGTAGGCATTGCTTCAAATTACACACTTGGTAATATGACAGCTAACCTAACAGGTGCCAACAATGTTGTGGCTACCCTGCAAGCCAACATATTCAATGTGATAGGAACCAGTGCCACAGTTCAATTGCCTGCTAACATACAGATGTATGCCGGTGCAAATTCAGGTGTGAATGAGCAGTCAATCACTGCATCAACCACAGGAAACACACAAGCAGCCATACGTGTTGTAATGAGTACTGCGGGCAACACTCCTGTGTTCTCCAATTCTACCAACTTCTATACATCCAATGCTTGGTCAGGAGCACAGACCATTGCTGGCACACCAGAAGCAGTGGTGCGTTATGGAGTACTCAAGCAGTATGCAGTTGATCTGAGCACCGGCTATTTGCCAGTAGGACCAAACTTGTCAGTTACCGGTGGCCGCACAAGCACACAGTATTTTACTTTTGCATTTGCTAGACCCAGCCTGGCCAACTTTGACATTAGAATAACTTCAGCCACAGGCGTTGCTGGTGTTTGGATTGCAGCACCAGGAACAACCATTGACAAGAGTGGATTCACGTCGCCAACTCCAGGATTTCCAGGACCTACCAGTACCATCAACGGCTGGTTGGAAGCATCCACACAGTATGCTGGATCCGGAGTTCCGGGTGCTAGTGGCACAGGTGGTAATGGATCAAATGGATGTGCCCTGACAGGTGCGGACGTGATACCGTTAAATACAGCAATCTCTAACGTAGCATACACAATGACCCTTGGATCTCAAAACGCTGCCAATAGTACTGGCACTAATATTTTAATTAGAATAGCATTGGCGAGTGGTCAAACCATATCAGACCTGCAGATAGGAACGGCAACATAATGGCTGCGTCTTTTAACGAATCACAAAAGATTGACTATCTTTGGAAAAAAGTTGGCTATGGTGTAACCAAAACTGCTGAACCTGCATCGAAAGAAGCATTTAACGAAAGCATTGCTAGTCCGCTGTTGTATCGTGGTGACCTTATTTGGACACAGAGCGGGGACATACCTGCCACACCACCTGCTAGTACCACGTCGTTGGTTCAGGTATACAAAGATGGTGTTGGTAGCTTCAGTCCCGCAGTGCAATGTACCGAAGATCTAACTGCACCTGACAATCAAACTTGGAAAACAAACTCTACCAATTGGATTCCCACACAGTTTGGCGACAACTATCTAGTGCAGGTGTATGCTGGCGCCGCAAACATAAGCAATCCTCAAACAGCAGGTACTAAACTGTTTGGTGCTGGTTCGGGCAGTGATGACACTTGGTTCTTTGACTACCAATCTGGCGTTTTAAACTTCAATGGCGCAACTATCCCAACTGCTATTGGTACTGGGACAGCCAACACAATTTACGTTGTTGGCTACAGATATGTTGGTGAGTTTGGTGTTGACACCACATTTATCAGCAATGGTACCAGTAACGTAAACATTGCCAGTTCAAATGCCAATGTAACAATCAGTGTGAATGGTACCAGCAATGTTGCTGTGTTTTCCAACACTGGCGCATACATTACTGGAGCAGTATCCGCAAGTGGCAATATCACTGGCAGCAACATACTCAGCAACAATTACTATTATGCTAACGGAACTCCAGTTCCTCCGGGCATAACATACACAGCCAATACAGCACCTCCCACAAGTCCTGCACCCAAGGTAACTGATCAATGGTATGACACTGCCAGCGACGTTCTTTATCAATACATTGATGATGGTACCAGTGATTACTGGGTAGATACCACAAGT